CCGATCACCTCGACTGTGAGCTTGTCTCGGACGGAAGCAAGAAGGTTGTAAAATGCCATTCCCTCAGTCACTGCTCCGCCGGGGCTATTCAGAAGAAGTCTGATTTGCTTTGCATTTTTGATGGAGTCGAATTGCTCCTTGAATTCGCTTACTGCAATGCCAAAACCGCCAATTTCATCGAACACTGAGATCTCGGCGTAATCTGGTCCGATGTCGATTGCATACCATTTCGCTCGTATCATCATGCTCCTCCTTCAAGGTTTTTGGCATTCTGGAGCTCTGCCAATGATCGATAATCGTCGCCATTTTCAATTGGGTTCATGTTTTCCTTCTCCCTCACGTCATTTTTGCTCATCCATCCCGCATCACGGGCGATTTTATAGGCTTCATAGCGGCTCTTCATGTCGCCGCGCACTAGGCCATCCAAATTGAATTCAGGGAAATATTTTTGCGGAGCGGTAAAGAGCTGTATTTGCAATGCCTGCTCAATACGCACAAGCCATGGTCGGATGCTGTGCATAGAAAATGACAGCATGAATTGTTCTGCGCTTGCATAGGTTGTTGATTGAGTATCAGCTTGCAAAAGCATAAGCGGCACGCGGAATAAGGCAGCAATTTCAGAACGCTGGAAGCGTCGCGTTTCGATAAGCTGCGAATCCTCAGCGGTCATCTCGATCTTTTCGAAGCTAGCTCCATCTCCGAGAACATGAAGTTTGTGTGCATTCTCAGTTCCAGCATGATCGTCATTCCAAATATCGCGTATGCGATCTGCTTCGCCTTTTTCCAGTTTTTTTGCCACTTTGATGATGCCGGCAGGAGTAGCATCATTCGACCAGAATTTCCCTGCATATTCTTGAGTAGCGAGTGCAGAGCCGAAAACATCTCTCGCTTGAGAGATAACCGATTCGCCAACTATGCCATTTTTCGAGAGGCCGCGGATATGCAGGACATCGCTTTGACCTAATATAAGCGATCCCTGGCCAGTATAAATCTGATATTGCAGCGTATAGTCTGGGAGCTGCACTACATTCACATTGTCTGGATTAAGTGGGATAAGGTCGTCAATGATCAGATCCCCATGATAGAGCTTTACCGCATAGAAATTGCCGCGTAAAAGCAAATGCGTCATCATCTGCTCGCGGAACTCAAAGCTTGTTTGCCATGGATTGGGCCTCGAATGTAAAAGCTCATAGAGTGGATGGTCCGATGCGCGCTGCTTGCCGCCATTATCGAGCCGCTGGTAGACATGCAGAGGTAGAGAGGCAACAGTTTCCGCGATGATCCGCACGCAGGCATTTACGGTAGCCAAACGCATTGCCGTATCTGCTGTCACGGCTTGTCCAGAAACTGTTTCGTAGTATCCTTTCAATGCACGGACCCAATCATCGTCGCCAAATACCAGGGCGCGTGCTGCTAATCTCAACCTGTCGCGCAGTTTCATCCTATCACCTCATCGGCTTTGGCAAATCCAGTTTCGCCGCCATTGGTAATCGATGCCCTGCCAATGGCCATAATTGCCGCTACAATGCCATCGATGCGTTTTCCGCTTGTTTCTCGCCGCGGTTTCATGGGCATGATATTGCCCTGGCGATCTGCCTTGACCTCGGTGCAAGACATCATCCAGCGCAGCACTGGATGGCCACCATGCGCAAGCTCACCTTTGCGGATCAACCGTTCGAAAATGTCAGAGTAAATTGCCATTGGATTATATCGCTGAGGCACCGCAACCATCTGAAATTCAGCAGACAGATGCGCTACAACCTCACCGGCTTTGAATGGATCATAAGCGACTTCATCAATCAAATATTTGTCGCCTAGAATTCTGATTTCTTGCTCGATAAAGTCATAATCAACGGTATTTCCATCAGTAGGAATAATAAGGCCCATCCTGGCCCATTCTGTATAAGGAACCTTGTCCTGGCGTTCGCGTTCGAGGAGATTGTCCATTGGCATAAAAAGTCGCCATATTGCCTTCCATGGCTCGCCAGGCTCAGCTGGAGGGAAAGCTGCGCAGATGGCAGTGAGGTCTGTATTCGTCGACAAATCTAGACCAAGCGTACAATGCCGCCCCGCAAGAGCATCTTCTTCTACCGGCTCAGCACAGGCCATCCAGAGATCATCATTGATCCAGCGATTGATGCTTTGCTGCCAGACATTGAAATTCTTTGTCTTCACGTCACGGGCACGTGCAGGCGCTGCAAGCGCCATTGCTACTCTAGATTCAAGGAGCTGCGGCATAACTGATACGCCGAGATTCGGATTCGCTTTTATCCAGACTTTTGGATCTGCAAAATCATCGCCCTCATCGAGGGTATAAATGAGGGCAAACACATCCTCAGGTATTGGCTGCAGCGTTTTTTCCAGGATCCCAATTGCGAGAGGTCGCTCTACTTGATAGCAAGGTCCGTCAAAATTGCTCCCTGCAGTTGTAAGAATTAACGTGAGCGGCTGAAGCCTGGCCATCATACCAGACTCAAGCACATCGAGGATCTCGCTCGTTGGATGGGCATGGTATTCGTCGATGATTGCAAGTGATGGATTAAGTCCATCTTCTGTTTTTGAATCCTGTCCGAGCGGACGCATGCGGCTTGACCAGTCGGAAATTGGTCTGCCTTTAGCATCCTTCATGGTCTTTACAATGTATTGCTTTGATTCATAGGTCTTGGCTAGATTTTTCAATACTGGATGCCGTTCGATCTGTAGTCTAGCAATACGCCAAGCTAACGCTGCCTGTTCTTGTTTTGTTGCCGCAAAATAAATCTGGCATCCAGGATCTGCAGGCCGGTCCGCCCAGAAGATATAATTGGCAATGCCAGCGCCAAGTGTTGTCTTGGCATTCTTTCTGGCTACCTCGAAATAAACATGCCTGAATCGCCGCGTGCCATCAGCACGCCGCCATCCAAACAAATTGCCAATAAAGAATTTTTGCCAGAGCTCGAGCTTAATCCGGTTGTCGCGGCCGCCGATCGTTGAGGCGGAAGGACCTTCCACATGTCGCAATTGTTCGATAAAAGCAATCGCATGGTCGGCCCTAGTAGAATCAAAATGATATGGAAAACTCTCTGTTTCCTGATGCTGCAAATCATTCAAATGCCGTTGACAAGCAAGCTTAACGAGCTTGCAAGTGGCAATTTCATCATTCAGGACTTTTTCTGCATAGAGGATTTCAGGTCGCATACTTGCTGCCATAATTGCCACCATTAGAAAAAGCCATCTATTTCTCATTTATAAGTTCCTCCATCGGATCAACAGTCTTTGGAGGCTCGCGAGGGATATCCATTCGACTGCGCGAAGCAGGCGAAAGTCCAAATTCTTTTAAGAGGGCAGAGTAGCGCTCAAATGCCGCCCGCATGGCGGCATATTCCGGAATGGTCTGGGAGTTCTGGCCGGCCAGATATTGCGCAATGCTGATTTTCTCACGCTCAGCAGGCGTTACGAGATGGGTGATCGCATCCTTGAGCTCACGGTAGATACCATACTGCTCGCAGAGCACTTCGAGAGTATAGAGATCGAGCTCGGTGAGCATGCCCAATGCCAAAAGCCTTCCGGCAAGGTCCTTCCACATACGCTTGGCCCATTTATTTAGGTGCGCTGGTGGCTTTGGAGCTGCTTTCAGCAAGTCAGGCTGTGGCTCATTTGCAGGTGCCTCATTACGGCGGAAGGTCCCTCGAATTATCTTAAGCTGAGTTGGTACACGCGGCTTAGGCATGGCGCACCCCCTTGGCCTGGGAATCCGTAGAAAAAAACTTCGGGAACCAGCTCCGGTCTATGTTAAAAGGCTCAGAAAATTTCGACTCCCCCCGTCTGTGACCGAATCCACCGTCTTCATGGTTCGTTTTGCTCGAGTGCTCGCCATGTAGCCGCGGAATCAGCGTATATTTTCGATGATCAGGCTCGATCGCCGGGTTGTAGCGAGGGTTGTGGTCGATGTCATAGAGCGGCCAGAGCTCACGAAGGATTCCAGCCTTGGTGAGCACTTCAGCGCGGATCTTCTGCCAGTCGCGGCCATAGCCTCGCCGCGGTGCTGATGGACGCTTATCGGGCATCCTGGCAGCCGGACGCATTGCCGCATGGACATCACAATAGCCGGATGGATCAAAGGTGAGGTTGGGGCAGTAGGGGTATTTGCACATTCTGGCCGGCTTCGTGGGCATCCATATCCCTTTCGCCGCCATAAATGCGACGGGCGGCGACGTCCATCCCGAAAGCCTCTCTCTTGGCATTTTCGAGATGAACCTCGCCGCCCGTTTATC